TTAATACCCCTGTTTGTTATAAAGCTGTCGGTATATGCAACCAGGTCTTTTAGGTTGCTGACATCGTTAGACACAAGCAAGACGTTGTTTGAGTTGACCACCACCTGATTAGTGTAGCCCTCTACGGACACCACCCTATCGGTATACCCGGCCACGTCCGACAGAAGGTTACTATTCAGCACTACCTGATTGGTGTACCCCTCGACGGTAACGATTCTAGATGTATAAGCCTCAAGCACGTCAATAGCGTTGCTGTTCACAAGCATGCGGGCCTCTGCCACATCAAGCGCACCGGATGTCACAAGGTATCTGGCATCCAATGTATCAAGGTCATTCGACGTTGCCGCATAGCTGGCTTCGATTGTATCAAGGTCATTCGACGTTGCCGCATAGCTGGCTTCGATTGTATCAAGGTCATTCGACGTTGCCGCATAGCTGGTCTCAACAACATCAAGCGCATTGCTGGCGACAACAAGACGGGCCTCGGCTGTATCAAGATTATTACTGACCGCAGACAGGTCAGACTCTACTACATCAACCGCCGAACTTGTTACAAGATATTTTGCTTCAAGAGTGTCAAAGTCGTTTGACACAGATGCTATATTTGCCTCGGCGACATCGACCGCAGAACTTGTCACAAGGTATCTGGCTTCGAGAGTATCAAGATCGTTACTGACGGCAAACAAACTTGTCAGATACACCCATAGATCACCCTGGCTTGATATACTTCCATCAATATTACCCCATCCGATGTTGGTGACTACGGAGACAAGATTGCTTGATAACGTCCACTCACATATACCATCTGCGTTATATTGCGGAATGCTCCCATAGTCCGGCAAATTCGTCGTATACGGCACTAATACCGCCATAGGGTAGTTAGTGTTGGCAAAAGCGCGATAGACGCCATTTGAGAGCTGTGCTTGATAATACAGTACGCCTACGGGAGACGGACCGGGCATGTTGGCGTTATAAGGGTTATTTTGAATATATATCTGATCGTTGATGAGTAGCCAGTTGTTCGCGGTATCCCATACACCGAGCTGAAATGAGTGTTCTACGTATGCCGGAAACTCGTGAAAATAATTTGTCAACTCTGACGTGTTTAAATCTATATTGCCATACGCTATGTCATTCTGTGATGTAAAGGTCTGAGCAATCGCCATTACGTTCTGCTCACTGTCAATAATGCGCATTACAAACGATGTGGCAACACCATCGCCTATATTCGTAAATACTATCGGTACGGTTTCCCTGATTGATATTGTATTTGTCGCAACAATCTCTTTGGAGTTCAGGTCGATTAGTATCTTATAGCTTGGAAGAGCAAAAGACAGCTTTACGACAAAAACAAGCAGTGTTGTCAATATATACGTTATAAACATCTTATTCATATCTTCTTTATTCCTTCCCAACAAAGGCGTTTTTATACAATGCCAGATGATGCTGCGACAATTTCATATTGCTGGCATCGTCAGCCACAACCATCCACCGGAGATGCGCAATGTAGTGGCTTAATGCCGGATAATATTGCTCCAATATACGGACTTGATCGGAATCGCCAGTTACGTCAAACTGATTTTTGTTGTACTCAAGGACCAGGCTATCACCAGTATAAAAAGACATCGGATAATCTTTAAACATTTCCCTCAGCCCCTGGTTGATCCACTTATACAGATTGCTGTTTAAAAACTCCTGATCTGTGTCATCTTCATCGTGGATTTTATCACGCACATAATCCGCTATAAAGTCACCTGCTGTTATCATCCCTGGAGCCCTCCACTTCTTGCCCGGCCTTCTTTAGCAACCCAATTCATGGCCTTTGTTACCTCTTGATTGTATGTTCTCTCATTAAGAGCATACGTTGTTCTACTAACCCAAGGATGCGTACTGGCAGGCAGACTGTGCAGATTCCTGAGAGTCCCGGACAGGATAGCCTCATGCCAACTTGAGAAAAATCGCTGACTGATACTTTTTGCCGCAGGCTTCGGCTTAACAACAACCTCTACGCTGATACCGTCGGTCACATTGGCAGATGGAATCATGTATTCGCTGAACTTGAGCTTATCAATAGGTTCACGGATCAGCTCATAATACTTTGGGTCTATTTTAAGACCCTCATAGTCGTTGGTGACATCCTGCTCTGTCTTCAGCCACACTCCAACTATATGCTTTACTTCAGCGTCATACTTCAGAATCAAGCTATATGTGCGCTCGCTCTGAACCTGATCGATATCAAGCGTTTCCCGCCATGCGCCGGTTTTCTCGCAATATTCGCGGGCCACCCTCTCAATATGCTGGAGTATTAAAGCCTTGGGACACCCTGGTACTTCAGGGATGATATACTTGTATAAGTCTTCATATTTAATAATGTCCGCCATTCTACACGCTCCATTACCGCTGAATTACATATGTAGTTCAGCCTTTGTGTTCAGGCGGTGCTTATGACGCAATCTTAAAGCGTTCTTCCATTTCTATGGGCGGCTCGCCTGACCCTTTTTGTCGATACGCCGTGAACTCTGCGTAGTTTGATTCGCGCACGACAACATACGGAAACTTTTTCACTCTCCCAACAACTTTACGCTCTTCGCCGGGAATCAACTTATGCTTTTTAATGACACCGTGATCTGCTGACTCTAAGTGCCCTGAGCTGGCTATTACCCGTTTTCCTCGCTGGTACAACATCACATTGCCATTGAACCCGAGCGGCACGTCATCCAACTGGTTTTCTGACGTTTTTTCCTGAAATACGACAACCTTGTATTCCATTTTTTTCATCTGACGCGTAGTCTCTGTATCTTTTACAGAGCCAATACTAGACGCCGCATCTGCCGGCTTTCGTGAATCCAGGCTTTCTTCTGCTTCTGAATTGTTATCACATCTGACAACAATCCCGTATCCGTCCTTATAAGGCACCACCTTATTAGCGCTGACCGATAGCTTTTTTTTAGCCATAGCCATTTTTGCCGCTGTTTCGGTTTTATAAGGTTCGCCCTGTGCACTCAAAAGTACTTCATTGGTCTCACTCATTACGGTGTGCTCTCTTTCTTTTGATGTTATTGTCTTATGATATTAGCTCCGGCCGAGAATATACCCAGGCCGGAGCAGTTCCTTGCCAGCTTTTTACCGGCCTTCGATTTCGTACTGACCGGCTTCAAACATAAATGCTTCGCCGGACGCATCGTTGATGTGGGCGACTGCCGCAAGCGAAAACCCTGCAGGCATTATCGTGTTCGCTGCAACGCCAGTGAAGTCATACATCGGACCAAGAAAATACACATCGCCAGAGCCAAGGGCTTCTGAGAGCGTAACTTCATCGTCTGCATCACCGTCATTGGTCATTGAGGTGATCGCCGCCGTCTTGCTTGACAGCGCATTTGATCCGGAACCAATGCGGACAAGGGACCCCTCTCCTACATAGGTGGTATTTACACCGGCATTGAATTTACCCGTGCGGCTTCCCGGGGTGTCCAGCGTCCACGTACTGATATCGGCCCCGCTTCCGGCATCTCGCTTGTCCGGATTCGGATCTTTGACCAGGTACGCGGTCTGAGCGGTTGCAAAGGTGTCTCCACCGCGATAGGGTGCTACACCATTGCCATGTGTAAGCGCTGCGCCGAGAATGCCACTGGCGTCGTAGTAATGCAATCCGGCTTCGGTTTCTGCAAAACGTGAGAGATGCAGATTCCATTCGACAAACGCCGTCTCCGCCGACTCAAGATTGCGTATTTTTACCCAATCGGGAATGAACCCAATGCCGATATATAATGTTGACCCGGTTGCGTTGACTGTTCCTGTTACGATTCGACTCATGTTCTCACTTCCTTCCGTTTATTTTTATTATTTATAAGATTTTGGTGGGGATGTTTCACCCCACCCGTTCCGTTTGTTTTACGACAGGTCTGCCGTTGCGGCCACTTCGATGCGAGCAATCCACATTTCATTGAGGATCGCGCAGGCATACGGAATTTTCCACCCGACCGTACCTTGACGGCCCAGCGGGTCGGCCCCGCGAGCAATATTGGGATTCAGAACGTAGACCGTAGACGCCTTACGTCCCTGCAGCCGCACCGTTGCGTACGAATCCCGGGCAACAACAATCACCGGATAGACATCGGCCTGAGCAGCAACGCTAACCTCAACGCCACCGGAGAGCCAGCTTGTACTTGACGCACCAGACTGCTCCCACGGCTCATAAAGCGAGCTGAGGATAAATCGCACCTGTTCGACCGAACCGCATTCCCCAGGAACAGCCTGACCGGGATTTCCATATTCCACAACCTGCTTGAACCCGGTCATATCGCGAATGTCGGAATCCAGGTCGGTGTGGGCATATGCGAAAAATGATGCCTCTACGCCCTGTGTAGATATCTTGGGCGTCGGAGACACAATTTCCGTGATTTTCGTGGCACGATGGCGGGCAAAACCGCGAGTAACCTTTCTCAGATCACCGCGAGTAATTTTTGCGTCTACCGTTGCGCGGCTTGTGGCAGACCCGGCGTAGTACACATTCGTCCCGGCCTTGAGTTCGTCAAACGTAACGACCTCAATCGTTTCTGCGGCCTGTTCACCACATCGCCGAACCGCCGTGCGAAGAATCGGATCCTCGTGCGTATCCTGCACTGTGTCCGTGATTTCAACCACATCGCCGAACCATTCGAGCGTGGCTGTGTAATCGCTGTACGTCATTCGACGACCCGGGGGAGTTACACCCTCTGCCATCGGCTGGGGAACCGCAGGGAAATTGTGGTAGCGCCGCCAGGTTATAGACTTGGTTGACTTCATTTCCTGATTGTCAACCATTGCCGTGCGCTGCAGAGCCATAATCGGTTGACCGACGGAGAGAAGTTTTTTGGAGGCTTTTGTAGCAGTCCTCGGGCTAATATCACCATACATATTTTTCATAGTTCACGTCCTTCCATTTTAATTAACAAATTGCTAACTAAACTCTTCGGCTCGTGAACTCGGCCCTTAATATTAGCGAGCGCTTATATATACGATATCTACTCTTTATCAGATTTCACAAACTTGTCAATAATTATTATCACTTTATTCACATTATCAACATTTATAGCTTATAGCTTATGGCTTATGGCTTTTCGTATAGATACAGCGTCTTGCACCTCCGGCAATACACCTGTACGCGAGTGCCCCTCCCAATATTACCCACACAGAATGGAGTGCTGCACTTTGGGCATTTATGCTTCTGTGCCGATATCGGGAGAGGCGTATTTGTCTCCGGGTTATCTGGCAGCGGCTTAGGCATCACATGTCTGTTTCGTCGTCATCAAACTCGCTGTCAAGGTCTGTTTCAGTTGTTCCCTGATTAGTAGCAGGCTGGCGAACCCTTTTACCGGTATTTACCGAATCATTGATGTCTTGCTCTGCTTTACGCTTGGCTGGCTGCGAGTTTGCGCCATACTTAATCCCCTTGGCGTCCTTGTATGCTTCAACGACCAACTTGGCGTCACCAATGTCGTCGCTATTCTCGACAAGCAGATTGATTCCGTCCGACGCATCGTTTTCAACCCATTCCCAAAACTCCGATGATACGAGAATGTCTTTTGCGTCTTTATGAGACCCGTATTTTTCTGACCCCAAGGCTTCGCTTGTACTTTTCAAAGCCTCCTCTTTTTCCACCTTTGTCAAATACTCATTTGCATGCACCTGCTTATCTTCGATCTCTTTCAATCGCTTGTCGAGCTCATCCGTGATGGTGGTCTCCGTCGTTACTTTTGCATTACCAAGTCTTGGCAACATTGACGTTAAGGCGCTTTTCATTGCCACCTCAAGCCCCCCTGTAATGTTTTCAATGTACGAGGCAAACTCAGGATTGGCTTCTTTAAACTCTTTAACCGTTGTCTCTTCGTCGGTCCCCTCGGCCAACACAACATCATCGTCAATAGTTACCGGAAGCGAGAAGTCCTTGAGCAATTCTTCAGGATCAGGCAGCTTGCTTGCCTCGGCTTCGGCTTCAGCCTTTTCTTTTTCTTCCTTTATGGCCTGAGCGCGTTCTTCAGCCAGGGTGGCAGCGTCTTTGCTTTCCTCTTCTTCTTCCTCTTCTTCTTCCTCAGTCTTTTCAGTATCTTTTGAGCCTTTTGACTCTTCAGCTTCCTGATCTACGTCCACATCCTCATCGTCGTCTTCATCGAAGTCGCTTTCAAGCTCTTCTTCGGAACGATCATCATCAGTGTTAATTTCGTCTTGTGAGGGTGTTTGCGTGTTCTCCTGATTGCTTTCGTCGGCTTCAGGGGATGAGGTCTCTTCGGGTTTGGCTTCGTCGGCTTCACGTTTCATGTTGTTCATACTCCTCTCGGTATTTTATAATTGTGTGTTTTCTCCTACTCAAATAACAACAAGGGGGCTACGGGGAAGGAGATAGCTGGAAAATGAGAAAACCAGCACCCCGTAGCCCCCGTTAATCAGTTAAACTTCAAATCAATGACATAGTTCGTTCCGTTTACCGTAATAGGCAGGGTTGCTTTAACAGCACCTGTCGATACACCGGAAGCTGCATCGTTAATGCGAATCGATCCGGCCTGGACCTCCGCACCAACTACAAGATTTGTACCAACGCTGGCTGAATCTGTCGCAGTGATGTCAGCACCTTGAACTGTTGCTCCCGCAGTGATATTCGTGCCGGCAATAATAGAGTCATCAGCCGTAACATTACCATCCGCATCGACCGATGACACCGTTGAAGCCCCGGACACATTTAATGTTGCCGCGCTCACGTTTGACGCTACAGTCAGGTCCCCGCTTACAGACTGATTCAGCGATGGAACGGACCCCGACACCAGGTTGTTAATGTCTGACGCCGTACCCGTAACGGTAGTGCCACCAATCTGCCACGTCCCAACAATGTCGACGATTGCACCCTTATCGAGCGTGATCTCATCGTTTATCACGACTTGCCGCGCCTGAGCCACGTATATGAGGCCCACAATAATCGCGATAATCGCTATAACTGTCCATATATTCTTTTTCATTCTGTTCCCTCTTTCTTTATGTTCGTTGTTTTCTTGCTTTTTTCATTTCTTCTCTCGCCACCCCGGGGATGGACAACACCCAATCCAGCTTCTCAACGCCACCAATCTTGCATCGGATGTCGTCGCGAATGATCTCCGTATTTATCTTGGCATTTGTTGCCAATCGACCGGCTTCGTAATCCCTCATGCGCTGTATAGCCTCCAACAGCTTGGCACATGCCGGAGACTCATGAGCATTTGCCAATATCCGCACATCTTCTTCTTCAATGGCAATTTCTGTAATGGTCGCTTTCATTATATCTTTTGATTTACGACAATGAAGGCACATCCGTGAGCATTGCCTCAATACCTTCGATATACCCGCCGCTTGCCCGCTCCGGCACAATGCTAAACGGGCACGTATGCAGTTCGATCTCTATTGTTGCGAGACGTTCGCATTCATCCTTTATGAATTGATATTTGCTGTTGAGCGGTTTGACCTGGGCGTTATACGCCTTCATCTCTTTCTTGTCCGGGAACTGTAGCTGCCCATCATCATCGTAGACAAGCTCTCCGTTTTCATCTTTGAGCCCGTACTTATCTTTGATTTCATCCAATGCGGCCTTGTACTGCTTGTATTCATCGGAATTGTTGATATAATCATTCTGCTTTTCTTCTGCAATCACAAACAGCCGTTGCAGATTTTTCCAGTTTTTGCCGACAATGTACTTGAACTTCAGATGGTCCTCCCGCGACTCACTCTCGGCCCTCGGTGCTTTGCTGCACTGGTCCAGACACTCGCTTAGGCGCATGGCTTCATTGAAATTAAGGGTTACTTTATTCATGTTGTGGCTACTCCTGTTTTTTTGTTGGTTGCTCTTCTGTTTCTTCGGATCCATTTCGGCCCGACTTTGATTTCCTATAAGATTCAGCCGCTTCCGCGATGGCTTCTATACGTTCAGCGTTCGCCCGCGCTGTGGAATATTCCGCGTCGGCGTTTGTTTTGCGGATCTCCGCTTCAATTTCTTTGAGCTCTGCGTCGAGTTTTGCCATACCCGCTTGATGCATTTCTTCATCACGCCGCGCCTCCAGTTGCTCCATTTTGTCCATTTCGGCGTCTTGCTTGACAAGCTGATCCTGTTCAATGTCCAATGCCTTGGCTATCTCCTTGAGGAGCCACACCATATTCGTCCGGCGGCGCAATTCCTCATCCTGTGATACCATATTCAGCATTTGCATCAGCTTTTGCAGACGCACAACGCGGTTATTGAAACTGTCGAACCCGAGCACCTTGATCTGGAATACTCCCTTGGGAATATCGTTTTCCGGGTCGCGCATGTTGTAATCCAGGAACGAATTGATCATCCGTCCGACAAACCTATCAAAGCGCTTGATGACATCGGCCATGTATTTGCCTGACCGCTCCAGCCGTTCGTTGAGCTCAAACGCAGTATTCGGCGACTGTGTGTCTGCACCCTGCTGGATCCGTGGAACAAATGACGACAAATCGGCAAACTCCATGAACATTGATATGATCCGCTCCAGCTCATTTACAATGGGATCTAGCCGTATCTGCTGCAGTGCCGCTCTTGCGCCGCCGAATGTTGCAGCCTCCTCCGCCATATCCAACACACACACCGCATCCGAGTTGTTGAACATCTCCTCAAACTCTCCGTCGAACGCCCTCCGCATGACCGCAATAATCAGCTTGTTGCACAGCTTCATATTGTCTTCCATGTTCCGAATCGCCCCGTTGAGGACCGTCTGCGCATATTCCACGTTGTCGCAGATCGACCGCCCGCCGTGACCGTCAATCTCTCTCTCAAATACGTCGTGAAAATACGGAATCTCGGTAATATCAATGGCGTTATAACGTATGACCTTGCCATTGAGCAGGATGACTTGGCACCAATAATGATCGTGCTCTCTCTGTAACTCCCTCTCTCTCGCATCTGCATCAACTACATTATCAGGGCGGCTGGTGTTTTTCGCATTCTCATCGTAATCATTGCGATCCGCCTTGACCTCCACCTCATCAGCCAAATCGTTGACATCATGTAGCCGGGCCTTGGTTTCAGCAAGGCCATCACTGTTTTCAATTTGAAATTTTGCAATAACCTTTGCGGGGACCATGCCATAATACTCTATGTACTCCATGTTCCGATTCTGGTGTTCCAAATCTTTTTTGCGGGGGCTCTCATTATCACGGTGCTCAAATGACGCCGCATCGGGAGCACCTACATCCAACGCCTCCATAATGCCGCCGTTTAGGAAATTATCATCGTCGAGGAGCTTATACCCCTGATCTGCAGACCAATAGTCTCTTTCTATAATATATCGCCCGTCCCGCGAATCCTCGACCTCCATATCCCGGAACATATTCCAAACTGATTTTGCCTCTAGTGCTCGTGATTTGCGCATTTTCGGCTGAACGTCCAGCACTCCCTCAATGTAATCCACTTCCTGCCCGACCTCAATCTGTTGATTGTATATTTTCCCCCAATATTCCCCGTAGACTGTTCCCGATATGATCATCAGCTCCAGCTGGGTCAGGGCCTCACAGGCTGCCATCTGCTTTTGTATGTATTTTTCGTTGTCTTCGGCTACCTTGCGCTCAACATCTTCATCCGTGACCGCCACAGACGGATCAACAACCGCATCCTCCTGGCCCACATTAGGCTGTGACGGCATTTGTGATAGGGTATTCTCTATATCCGCCTCCAGTATTTGCCGTGTTTGGGCTACCACCTCCGGGTTGATGTGCGTCCCGTATTCTCCTGGGATCAGCATGAACGGCACATTACCGCCCTTGAAATAGATGTCTTTGAGTAATACCTGGCCGGCTACAGCCTTTTGGCGCGTAACATCGAAAAAGGTGGAAGATTGCCACGGCTGTGCCTTTTCCGGTTTTCGCCATGTGCCGTTAGGATCGACCATATCATCACATGAGAAGGCGGCATGGTTTCGGCTCCATTTGTCTTCCAGCCGCTTACGCATCGTGCACGCCTCCTCATACGTAGATAATACGTAGCCTGCCAGCTCATCCGTGTTGTGCTGCGTAGACAGTGCCGATTGTGTTGTTGTAGTATTTGTCATAGATTCCTGTTTTGGCGACATATACCGGACGGCGGGCTGGGTGTCAATGACAAATATTACATAAAAGTCCGAATGCGGAATGAGATCATCCTCAATTCATCACCTCACTTGTGTGTATTGTTCTACGACAATTCGGACAATATAGCGGAGTAACGTGCTTGTTGTTTATACGTAGGCCGCAGGATGACACCCAATACTCACCTTCCTTAATCCAGAAACACGGACCGTTCGACGGCCACATCAGCCATATCACCCACGTAATGCATGCTAAAACTAACACACTAATCCTTATCCAAGCCATTGTTCATTTCCTTTCACCTTTCATTATAGTTTTGCCATCAACCAACAGCCATGCTCCTGCTACGTCTACCGGCGTTCTTTTTCTTTTTCTGTTTACAGTTGAACAGGGATGAACGATTACTCTAAACGCCGGAGAAACGAAACCCGGGATGCGCTACAGCCCTTATACCTGCCCGACCTACCCGAGATATTCCAATCTGATACAACAAATCAACGTGCCCCCCTACTCCTCACTAGGCAACCGCTTAGGATCGCCCGCCAGCGCCAGCAGCATGTCCCCGAGAGAGTCATCCGCCGACAGGTTAGTGTTTCGGGGCGCCAGCCAACCCTCCTGCATTTCTGCCAGTAGTTTGGCTGCCCTGACTCTATCCGATAATTTCACATCCGTGACCAGCGTTTGAGTGATGTTGTTTCCGTGCTCATCGTAGACAGTTTTGGTTTTCAGGCCCTCCACGGCTCGACAGGCAGATATATCCTCTAGATCCAGCATGTGGGCTCCGTCAGGGCCTGCTACCATGATGTCCGCGTGGGATGCTTTGATGATGTCCGCCAGCACCTGCATTGTCTCGGTTTTTGAGATGATCCCCTGTTCCTGGATTCGTTTTGCCTCTTCATCGCGCAAATAGTTAAACCGCCTGCGGATATTATCTTTTTTTAACAGCCTGTTCGCCAACACAGCGGCCGCTCCGTATGTAACACTGGAAGACACCGCCCGCTTATATGCTCTCACCTTTGGCATCAGCTCGTACACCAAGAGATGAACGAACTCCTCATGCCGGGAGCTATCCAGCGGAGTTGATCCATCATACGGCTGCTCGCGGCTCTTGCGGCCGGATGATGCCGCCTTTTTAGGCGCATTCTTCGAGCCTCCCGATCCTGGCTTCGTTGCTGCTGCTTTCGCAGCTTTCGCAGGTTTCGACTTCGTTTTTGTTGCTGTTGTCATGATGCTATCGCCTTGATAAATAATGCCCGATTTTAGACTCATTTGCTAAAATGTAAATGAAAAAAATTACTGGAGCATCCCTCGACCTCAATAATAACCAATAATAGAGCCGCGAAACGGTGGTGAAAAAAAAGTAAAATAATTCTTTACATAACCCACCGTTGGGTTTATATTCATATATATATTGAATAATAAAGCCGGACACCGGCGGAAAGGAAAAAGACAATGAAAAACACGCGCATATTGAAACACGAACTAGAATCAAAGAGATTGGCAGAGAAGATCCAGACGATTAGGAGGATGTCTAGAGCGATATTCCAGTTCAACGAATATTCTGGCATTTATGCAATTATTGACTGTCGGAAAATCAAGAAAGATGACTTCTTGACGGCGGTTAATAAATACAGCCCACGCGCCGCAATAACTCGGTATCTAATGACCGTGCACGGCGCTAACAAACATGCGGCTGATTCTGCGGCGTGTATAGTTATTAACAGACATCTTTCCGCATTTACTGCCACCAATGAGTTTCTTTACTCAGTTAAGCCCCCTGGCAGACACTAGTTATGGGGACCGTGTCGTAGAAATTGAGTGGAATGGAACGCTTGCTAGCGACGCGGATGTTCTCCGTGTCGTGGCCGATCTTGGTCTTGAGGAACAAGACGTGGAACTGCCCTACGAATACCTTTCTCCTGAACTTATGGACGCTCCTCCCGAAAGGGCCGAAACCTGTCGGTTGGTCGTCGAGGCACTGCAAGCGGAAGGCTATGCCGGCGTTCGCTGCCGTGACTTCTGTTGTGCTGAGAGCGTCTGCATTTTCGACGAGGTAGCCGCAAAAGGAAAAAGACAATGAAAAGGAAAGAAACAATGAGATACACGATTGACGGAGAAAAAGAATGCACAGCAACAGAGTTCGCAGCGTATGAGTTGACGCACATGTTCCTAAAAATCGAAAAATGTGCGGAGCAGGATATATCCTGCGAGCTTGCCGTGACAGCGAGCTACATTGCCCAGCGCGCGGCCGGGCTTGATGATGTGAACTCATCTGACGCCCTATCAATTATGGGTGCCGGGATGAAAATTTATTTATCCATCCCAGACTCAACAGAAATCGCCCTACCGCTGACCAGCGTGGAGGAAAACGAAAATGTGCTATGCCCTATAATAGACTCCGTGCTAGTAAATTGTAAATAAAGCCGGAAAACCGGCGGAAAGGGAAAGGAAAGAAAAATGAAAGCAATCACTTGGAAAACCAACAGCGGACTTAAGGCAACGGTGTCAATATCAATCGACAAACATATTAAACACATCAATAATGGATGGGGCAACTCAACCACAAAAGAGTCCGCGCCATCAAGCTGGACGATCCGCTACAGCGCGAAAGTAGAAGGTCACGGGGAAGTAAACGGGCTGAACACCCCAATCTCGAACGAAAACCTGCCGGAAGGGTTAGCCGGTCGGCTTGGTAAGCTTGGCTTTGACGCGGACCGCCGGGCACAGATTGAAGCAATGATCGAAGAAGTTAAGGCATCTGATGACTGGATAAAACATCTCGAAGCAGAAGCCGCAATAGCAAAGGCCGAACGCGAATACAAAGGAAGAGAAACATGGAAGCAGTAATTATCATTATAATGGCGGCATCATGGGCTGCTTTAATCGTCGCGCCTCACATAAAGGATCATGAGGCGTGTAAACCGGAAAAGAAAGCGGGGAAACAATGACAACTAAAATAAATATGTGGACTACTAACCTGGAAGAGGTCGCAAAAAGCCTAGAGCTAGAGGTCAAAAAAGATGGAAGCACCAGGTGGGCAACACTGTTGCTCAATGAAAACGGCCGCGAGGATAAACTCCATCACGCGAATGTAGAAATCACCTATTTCCAGAATCATTGAAATGTTGATAAACAAACAGCCGGACGATCCGGCGGGAAGGAAAACAATGACAACAAACGAAATAGCAACTAAGAATCTAGCCGATCAATTATGCCCGCAATGTAGGCATAAGTTCAACCGGTCTTTGCTGGCCCGGATGATGGGGTCGGCAAAGTCAGATCGGAAGGCTGCGGCCTCCCGTAAAAACGGGA